CAACCGTCCCGGCTGGCACGGTAAAATCGAACTGGAAAAAGCCGTCGAAATTCCATAAACGGTTACCGACCAGCGCACTGAAATTGGAAATTTTAGGGGTGACAGGCATTTAGGAGAAGCTCGGGAATTTGCTTAAGGCTGAGCCTAAGGAGGAGACCGAACCGAACATGGCTTTAGGCCCGGGTAAACCGATTGAGGAAATAATCCCTCCGGCGGATCCGCTTAAAGCGCCTACCGGGTTTGAAAGGAAATTCATGAGCGGGCTTGGGGAGGGCGCATACTCGATCAGTTTTACGCTGGCGTTGACTACGGCCGGCGATGAACCGAGAAATTTGGCGACTTTGACGCTCATCGATTCGACAACAAACATCGACGCTATCCCGCGGCCAACGGGAGTATTGCCAACGATAAGTGGCGCCGGGATTTTACTGTCCATGTAAGCCGAAAGCATGGAAATTGAGCGCGCCGGCTCCAAGGTCCAGCCGATCATAAAACCCATCTCTAGCGTAACGTCTATGGGTTCGACCCCAACGTCTTCGAGGACATCGTTGTAATTCAGAACCTTGTGTTTAGCGAAAGCGTTCTTGCGGGTGACATCCACGGCATGCGGGGTAAACACTCGCTGCGGGCCACTTACGAAAGGAAGAGCACCTAAAACACCGTACATCAGCTCCCTCCCCCGGCCCCGTCATTATTTGTGAGATGAGTTGCGATCGAACCCGTCTTGTTAAATCTCACCACATCATCAACCGTTAAGGTGCCAGTAATATGCGTGTTCCCTTGCAGCGTTATTGTCCCGCCTTGAACTGTCACGTTAGCCGCTGAAACGAACGCGTTACCACCAGCGTTTATGTTGCAGTCGCCGCCCGATGTTACATTGCATTTTCCCGAGCAATTAATCGTCCAGACACCGTCCGACATCATCGCGATATCGCCACCGACTGCGAATAGCGCAGTTTTCGGGCCGATCATCTGGAAGGCTCCAGTCGTCGGGTTATGGCTGATCTGGGTACCGTCATCGAATAAAGCGGCAACGGTATTGATATGGTCGGGGATTACCGCTCCCCCGTTCTGTGTCGGGCTGCTGCCTAGCACTACGCCGCGCTCGATCCCGGTTCCTAAATGCCCGACAATCACATTGGTGCCGATCCGGGGAACAACGTGGAACGACAGACCGCCACTGGCCGGCTGCGAGACCGGGAACCAATCACTGGTTACGCCACGATCAGGATACGTGACCCTGACCTCCGGGCCGTTGGAACCGTACCGGGCATCGGTTACCGTTCCGGCCCGGAGCAGGTTAAGCGATGTCTGGTTAAAATCAGCGCTGGAATAATCGGGTAGAATCATTCTAAAAAGAGCTCTTGCACCGCTCCAGTTCCACGCTGGTCGTCGAGCCAGATTTTTTCAATGTGTGTGTTACCTGGGTAACGAGCCAGTTACCGTCCAGATCTGGGCTGAATCCTCGAGTCGTATAGACCGTTGCGCTCTCCAGGCCCAGGTTTAACGGAAGCACGATCGATTTCTGATGCCGTTTACGGTTCTTTTTTTTAAGCCGGCTTTTAGCCACTTTATCGGCGCGCTCGGTTTTGTTGGAGTTGTTTTCTTGCGTAGCCACCGTGGCTGCCGCTGGCGTACGCCCGAAGAGCGTAAGCTGCACGCCTTTAGGGAGAGCGTTTTTGAGCACGCCCTGATATTGGCTGGTTAACCAGGTCGGAACGTTAGCGATAGGATTAGGATTCATCGCACTGGCAGGTTCAAGAACGGCAGAAGCAGATAAATCAGGATCAAGACGAAAATTAAAACGACGATGAACCGCGCGACCTGCGCGAAGGGCTGCGGCAGCGGCAAATAGGAAAGCGCCCACCACACCAGCCAAAAAATCAAACCCAAGACGACGATGACGACCAGCAAATGGATTAAAAATGCGATGCTCATGAATTTAGCCTTTGGTTCATGTGACAACTCCAGGCCAAGGCGGAACCGGAAAAGGAGTATAGCCAAGCGTATACTTCGTCGGGTCCGGCGGATTATCGGCAACGTCTTTAGCGGTGTCCGGATCATTGAGCGAAGTCGATTCGTCCTCGTGCAGAAAATGTTTCCAGCGATGCGTGATACCGAGATCGCTGCAATCTGGATCGGTCACCGTGCGTTTACAGAGCTTGCCGGTTCGCGGGTCGTAATAGGCTACCTCGCAAGCTTTGTAGGTGTCCTCGGTAGATTCCTGCATATGGAAGCTTAACAACCCGCCTACGCCGTTTATGCCGCCTGGATTGCCTATCGTAGGGGCAATTATTGTACCGGTAGGCGCCTGCTTTTCCAATGCGTCATGGTCGAGGATGATCAGTGATCCGTCTTTGATCTTCATAGAGAGATCGTTATCAGCACAGTGCGTTTCAAGGTGGACCAGGTCGGATTGATCGTGCTGATCGCTGCGACCGATCTTCGGGTTGGCTTTCACCTGCCAGTTAAGACTTAACCCGTTATCCTGAGCCACTTTGGTGGCGAAATCCTTGAGCGTGGTTTTTTCGATTCCCCTGGATTTACGCTCCGTCCGGGCCGAGTTCTCAGGCTTGATCGGGGTCGAAGTACACTCGATATCGATCGTGCAACCGCCCGAACGGTTCCCGGCAAAGGTCAACGTGTGAACATAAAACGTGCCGCACTGTTTGGTGTACGCTCCGGCTGCGATCGACAAGGTAACTGGGATTGTCGCTTTCAAACGAAACGTCTGCCGGAAGGTTCCGCCGGGATCGGCAACGTGCAAACTGACAGTATCAGCGGTGAATTTAAGGCCCTCCTTGTAAACCACCTCGGTTAGGCAATTCATCGCCTCGGTCGGCAACGCCTGGCCACCGATCGAGATAGCGGGCATGACTTTGAGCATATCAATAATTCTGGATCAATGTTCCCCATGGAACAGCGCTCACATTCGGCTGGAACGGCACAACCGGAACCGTCAGCGTAACCCCAGCATCGAAGTTAACGACATCGGCATAGGTCGGGTTGGCTAGGATCAGCGCACTCATATATTTCTCAGTCCGAAACAAATTCCAACTGATCGAATCGAAAGCGTCACCCGAGCTTGTCGTGTATTGGAGTTGGGTAGCCATTTTAAACCGCCAACGATGCAGCTGCCGAAGCTGCCGCTGAATGGATAGACGCCGTAGCGCTACTGACCGCGGAGTTGATCGCCGCGACCAGCGAGTTGAGCGACCCTGAAATTGATGAAGCCTTCCCCGGTAACCCGGCAAAGGTTGAAGCGACCTCATCCAGGTGGCCCGAAGCTTCGGAGGCTTTAGTGGGTGCGCTGGATAACGCACTGGCGATGGAAGTGATAGAGGTCGAAATGGCGCTGGTTTTCCCGCTCAAATCAGGCATGGCAGGTGCCGCGGCCGCGGGCGCTGGTTGCTTCCACCAGGCCGCTTCTTGATACGCCCGTTGCTGTTCGGCCGATGGACCCCCACCCGGTACCCCTAGCCCGGGCGCTTTCATTACTGGCGCTTCCTTCTGTTGTTGCCATATTTTGCTCCACAGATCCCGCTCGGGATCGAAAGGAACAATGTGCCAGCGATCAGCAATTGCCGCACCGATGGCGCCTCCAAGGGTCATCGCGCTGAACCCTGCCGCTACGCCTGCTACGGTCGCAGCTCCGCTAGTCGCTACAGCCGGCAGGATAGCGCCGGCGCCGACTTTCTCCGCTTCTTTAACCGCGCCAGCAACCCCAGCTCCCGCCGGACCTGAGACATTCACAACGCCGGCCTGAACACTCATAATCCCGACTTCGCGCAACATATCCCGAAGACCTTTAGCGAAATCATAAGCTTTCGTCCCAGCCCAAGCCGTGCTGGCCAACATCATTCCATCTTGAATAGTTCTCCAGTGGTCAGCGACAAACTGAATAGTGCTCCGAATCGAGGCCAAAGTTTTCTCTATCCCTGCCGCCACGTTGTCTATGGCGTTTCTCCACGGCGTAGCCATCACGGTCATTTCTTCCATACCGCCCGGGCCACCAAGGACTTTCGTAAACATGTCGCCCTTGGCTCCAATCATCTGACCGAAAAGAGCGCTGATAGCGTCGGCAATCCCTTTGATCTGTGCCGATGACGGGCCTTTTGCGATCGATTCCATCAAGTACGCTATCGAGTCGCCCAAGCCTTTCATTAGCGGCGTCCATTGATCGAAAGCGTGGGTGAGTTCAGCTGGGGTCAAGTGCTTGAAGATTTCTTCCATGACCGGTTGCATCAGATTTTCCATCTGCTTACCGAAAGATTCCTGCAAATCTTCCATATGGCCCTGCCATCTGGCCTGTAATCCTTTCAAGCCAGCCAACTGCGCTTCAGCGTGCTGATAAGCCGGACCACCCGGGCCGGTCAGCTTATCGAATGCCCCAAAGAGCGCGTCCAAGCTTTGCTCGCCCGTGAGCGTTTTCTTCTTGATCATGTCGCTTAATTCTTCTGGCGAGACCTTTAGCGCATCAGCCATTGCCCCTTTGAAATTGTACCCGGTATCAACGGCCAATTCCCGCAAGTGTGCGGCGTCGACCTTTCCCTCGGCGAGCATCCGGGTAAAGGCTTGAGTTGCCAGGCTGAAAGCTTCTGGGGTACGCGATATATCGGCCAACTGCGTCAAGGTTTTATGTAGTTGATCGACGGTCGCAAATTTCTCTGGCGCACTGGAAAAAAGCAACGTTGTCGCTTTGAGCAGGTCCGCGTATTTCTCCGGTACTTCTCTGCCCTCAATATTCCGGAGCATGGTATCAATTTGCGGTGTCATCAGCATTTGACCCCGCGATTTGAGGATATTCTCTAATTGAGTTTGGAGTGCTTCACGCTCGCCGCGGATATCGATTGCCTCGCCACCGAACTCTTTGGCCCGCTCGATCCCGGCACCGACCAGGCTTGGAATAGCGAAACCGGCCCCGAAACCGAGACCTTTGCCCACTTCTCCACCAATCTCCTTGAAGGTGTCGATGAAAGACTCATGCATCTTGGAGGCTGTCCGGACAGCCATATTGGAGATGTTGCTAAAAACGCTTTTGTGGACTGTCTCCATGTTTTTAGCGCCACGATTGACACCGTCGAACATCTGCGAATAAGCCCGCTTCATGACCTCGTTCCGGGTCCGGGCATCGGCACCCATCGAGGCGAGCGCAGTCTTAACCTGATTAACCGTGGCCATCACCGAGGGATCGAGTTTTCCCAGAATCTCGATGTCGAGTTCCATCTGTTTTTGGGAATCAGGCATGTCGGAAACTAACTACGTAGTTAGCGGGTATGGAATCATTACCTGACACGGTCCAATCGGTCGATGCGAACGGCGAAAGCGAGCGCTTGATCATCGGGTTGCCCGACGTCAGCCGCAAAACGCCCGAGGAAATCCAAAAGGAAGAGGAGGACCGTCGCTACTTTAAACTTTCTAAACCACTCGCCGCCGGCGGCCGGGTGCTTGACAAGCTATTGGTCGACCCGAGCGAGCTGAGCGGCGAGGTTTATTTCAAATTGGCCGCGGCGTTCCGCACGAATCATCATTATATCTATTCAACCAGTTTGAATAAACTCGCCGAGGACACTTATTTGCAACTCGTGCTGGCTGAACTAAACAAAATCATTCCCGAGGATTTAAAGAAACTTTCCTTTAAAGATGTCCAGCGAGCGCTGAACCGGGTGCAACTTTTTTTGTACAGCGGGGACTAGTCCCCGAGAGGCCAAGTGATACGCCAGACTACGATCCGTTAAAGTCGTTGCGAAAACTTTACCTGGTCCTTTCTCATGACCGTGGGGACATGGCCTACTGGACCAGCCTTCCATTGCCAGAAGCTATTGCCTTTGCCGAAGCGCTGGGTGAAATCCACCGCGAAACTTAACCGATTATCGCTCGGGTTTTGGCATTTAAATCGACCCCGTTGATTACGCAGATATTGTTCAAGGGATCGACGTGCCAATAGACTTTGTCGTTGAAGCTCAAGGAAAAACTGACCACCGAATACTCGTAACTTACTTCCGCCTTTGTCGACATTTCTCGGCGCCCAAGATCTCCAACGTCGGAGGCGACGTTCATGATCACTTCCTCGGCCAACTCATCGAAAAGCCCGGTGCTGGTATCGTAAACCTGCAACGCGGAGATACATCGGATCCGGGCAGTTGCACCGGTAAAAAGGGTCAACGATTGTAGCGTGTTTGTATGAAAAGTGAGAGTGGTCGTCATCGGCTGCACGTTGCCGGCAACCGGGAGATTCAATGATCCGGCAATGCCCATTCCTTTGATGTCGTTCTTTTCAAAGGTAACTTTCGGCAAGACAATCGTCGCCAAACCGACAAACTGAGCATCGTCGACATTGTAAACTTTGCTGTTTTTGTTGACGCTCGGGTATTGCATACGCTTAGGAAGAGATCAGGGTGATATTCTTTATCTGGGCGGCTTGTCCCTGCACGTCGTACTCGATCAGAATATCCATCGTCCGAATCGGGGTAGGCGGGCTCCAGAGAATGTGGAAAGTGTAGATCCCGGCTACGATATTTGCTATTGGGTTTTCGTCCGGATTAAAGCTCATGCGAGCTGTCCACGCAGCGCCGGCTTGTACAATGGTATTGAGAAACGCGTTACCGCTGTTAACGATAGTCGAGAGGGAACGCAAATTGCCCGGTTGATCAATCCAGACCCCGTAATTTTTACTGAACGTGTTCCCCAGCCAGATCCACATTCGACGGAAATTGGCCCAGAAATTAACGGGGTCACCGCTGGCGATATCAGCCGTGTAATCGCCAAGTGTCACCCAGCCCTCCGGCGGATAATTGATAAATGTAAACGCCCCCCATTCTTCGATTGAATCAGCCTGGGTTGGATTAATCGTAATGGGCGTGCCATCCCACAGAATCGTTTCAGTGATGAACACGTTTTTGTTGGAATTACTGACGTACGGAATCCCCGAGAACTGGTTATCGGTCACGCCGAACATGACCGCATCAAGGGTCGAAGCGTGATAACGCTTGGAACCCAGCGCGCCCGCCGGCCAACCCATCCGTTCGAAACTCGACACGGCGTTATTCTGCTGCAACCAACTGAAGATTCCTGAATAGTTCTTAACCGCAAGTGCGTCCACGTCACCGCAAAAGATAGCTCGGAACCGGC